AAAATGTAACTAAAAAAAGAACACGTGGCGATAAAAGAATGGAACTCATCTTTGATAGTTCTCCTTTACAAGCCTTAGAATTATTAGCAGCATCATTACATGGTATGCTTACTAATCCTTCGACACCTTGGTTTACTTTAAGATTTAAACAAGACAATGTTGAAAATGAAGATGAAGCTAAACTATGGTTAGAGTCTGCAACAGATGCAATGTACACAGCATTTAATAGATCAAACTTTCAACAAGAAATATTTGAATTGTATCATGATCTAATTACCTTTGGTACAGCAGCAATGTTTATCGAAGAAGATGAAGAAGATTTTATAAAATTTTCTACAAGACATATCGATGAAGTTTACATTGCGGAAAATGATAAAGGTAGAATTGATACCATCTATAGAAGATTTAATTTATCAGCACGAGCTGTGGTGCAAAAATTTGGCACAGCAGTATCACAAGATATATTAATATTAGAAAAAAAAGACCCCTACAAAGAAGTTGAGATTGTACACGCAGTTTATCCAAGAGCAGATTTTAATCCTGCAAAAAAAGATAAAAAGAATATGCCATTTGAATCTGTATATATGGAATATAAAAATGGTAATGAATTATCCGTATCAGGATTTAAAGAGTTCCCTTTTGTAGTACCAAGATACCTAAAGGCTTCACATGAAATTTATGGAAGATCACCTGCCATGACAGCTTTACCAGATGTAAAGATGTTAAATGAAATGGTTAAGACAACAATCAAAGCTGCACAGAAACAAGTAGACCCACCTTTATTAGTTCCTGATGATGGTTTCTTATTACCAGTAAGAACTGTACCAGGTGGATTAAATTTTTATAGATCAGGTACAAGAGATAGAATTGAACCTTTAAACATTGGTGCAAACAATCCATTAGGATTAAACATGGAAGAGCAAAGACGAGATGCCATTAGAGCTGTGTTCTATGTAAACCAACTGATGATGCAACAAGGTCCACAAATGACAGCAACAGAAGTTATTCAACGTAACGAAGAGAAGATGAGATTACTAGGACCAGTATTAGGAAGATTACAATCTGAATTATTGAAACCATTAATTGATAGAGTATTTAATATTCTATTAAGAAACAATCAATTACCTGAAGCACCAGAGTTTTTATCTGGTCAGGATATAGAAATTGAATACGTTTCACCATTAGCTAAAGCACAGAAATCCACAGAGTTACAATCTATTATGAGAGCTATTGAAATTCTTGGAAGCATGGCTAATGTAGCTCCTGTATTTGATTATGTTAATTTTGATAATCTTGTTAAACACTTAGCTGATATAGTGGGTGTGCCACAGAAGATATTAAAATCACAAAGTCAAGTTAATGCAGAACGACAACAAGCACAACAACAACAACAGGAGCAAATGCAGATGCAACAAGTTCAACAGTTAGCGAAAGCTGGAGGAGATATAGCTCCACTAGCCAAAGCCTTACCTGAAGAAGCACGAGCCGTTGCAAATGCTGAAGAAGAATAATGGGTCAAGCAAAAAATAAAGAACAAAACTTTGAAAAATATGTTGAAGGTTTAAAGAAGAACTACAATTATATATTCAATACAGACGAAGGCAAACAAGTCATGTCTGATTTAGAAAAGAGATGCCACCATCATACGACTACCAATGTAAAAGGTGATAGTCATGAGAGTGCATACATGGAAGGACAACGTAGCATCCTTCTATTTATAAAAGCAATGCTACAAAACGATAATGAAAAAGGAAAATAAATATGTCATCAGAACAGATAACACAGGAAACTGTGCCTGTAGAAACGACACAAACTACAGAACCAACCGCAACACCAAGTAATGTTGCTAAGTCCGATACACCTGTATCACCAACAACTGAAACACAACCCGTAGCTAAAACTTGGAAAGAAGCAATATCCGAAGAGTTTAGAAACGATCCAAACATAGAAAAGTTTACAGAGATAGATGCACTTGCAAAGTCATATATCAATGCAACACAAATGATTGGTAAAGATAAAGTTGCTGTACCTAATAAAAACTCAACTGAAGATCAATGGAATGAAGTCTACGATAAATTAGGTAGACCTGAATCTGCAGATAAATATAGTTTAAATGCAAAGTCAGAGGTTGTTCCTATTGATGATAATGCAATTAAACAATTTGCAGAGAACGCACATCAGTTAGGTTTAAATAATAAACAAGCTCAAGGTATCTTAGAGTTCTATAAAAATAATATGGAAGGCATGGCTCAACAAGCCAAAGTAGATACTGAAACTGCTCAAGTTCAATCTGAACAACAGTTAAGACAAGAGTGGGGTCGAGAGTTTGAATCTAATGTTAAAAAAGCTGGAGCATTAGCAAAAGCTAACATGAACCCAGAGATATTAGATATGCAACTTAAAGATGGAATGAGACTTGGAGATCATCCTGAAATTATTAAAGGCTTCGCAAAGATAGCTGGAATGATGTCAGAAGATAAAATAGTTTCTACAGAAAGTGAAAACGTAAGTTCAAACACCGATGTTGAAACAGAAATATCTGATATTATGAATAATAAAGATGGACCTTATTGGAATAAATCACATCCTGACCATGATAAAATGGTACAACAAGTTTATACTTTAAGAGAAATGCTAACTAAATAATTTTTAACCCCTTGTATTTTTTTAAAAATTAATGTAAGGGGTTATTAGTGAGACAATTCGAAAGAACCTTACTGACAGTAGGAAAGACTGCGGTCTAACAGACTTTAAATGCAAGAATTGCCTGTCAATTTGACGGAGAACCTTTCTGTTTAACTTAACAATAACAATAAAATGGAGAGACAATTATGTCATCACAAATAACTACAGCTTTTGTACAGCAGTATTCTGCTAACATACAAATGCTATCTCAACAAATGGGATCGTTATTAAGAGACAAAGTCAGACTTGAAAGCGTTACAGGAAAAAATGCTTTCTTCGATCAGGTTGGCTCAGTAACTGCAGTTGTAAAAACTAGCAGACATTCAGACACTCCGCAAATTGATACACCTCACGCAAGAAGAAGAGTATCATTAGCTGATTATGAATTTGCTGATTTAATCGATCAACAAGACAAAGTTAGACTCTTAATAGACCCGACTTCATCTTATGCTCAAGCCGCTGCTATGGCAATGGGAAGAGCTATGGATGATGTAGTAATCAGTGCTGCTCTAGGTACTGCGTTTACTGGCGAAACAGGATCAACATCAACTGCTTTACCTTCAACTCAGAAAATTACTGAGTCAGGTACTGATGGTTTGACGATTGCAAAATTAAGAACTGCAAAAGAAAAGTTCGATTTAGCAAGTGTAGACCCGTCTATCGCTAGACATATAATCGTGTCACCTAGACAAATCACAGACCTATTAGGTACAACTGAAGTAACAAGTTCAGATTTTAACACAGTCAAAGCATTGGCTAATGGTGAAATCAACTCGTTCTTAGGTTTTAACTTTATAGTATCAAACAGACTATCTATCGCATCTTCTAAAAGATCATGTATTGCTTTCGCACAAGACGGCATTGCATTGGGAGTTGGTAAAGATGTTAATGCAAGAATAGACGAAAGAGCAGACAAATCGTATGCGACTCAAGTTTACTACTGCATGAGCATTGGAGCAACAAGAATGGAAGAAGAAAAAGTGGTAGAAGTTCAAGCACACGAAGCATAATAGGAAGGATAAATAATTATGGCAAACTCAATACAACAAGCGAAGATTGCATCGACTCCTTCTGAAAAAGTAAAAACTAACGAACTCGCAGGTAGAGTGAGAATAGCTTTTGCTGAATATGAAGCGAGTGCAGAACAATCAACAATACATATGTTTAGCATACCAAATGGTGCGAGACTTTTATCAGGAACAGTAGCATACGATGCCTTAGGTTCGTCTACTACAATTTCTGTAGGTTACGCAGCACACAATAAAGCAGATGGTACAACTGAAGCAGCAGACGTAGATCAATACAAAGCTGCAGCAGCATCAACATCAGCTCAAAGTGTAGCAGTGTTAGACACAATCGCATTAGACAAAAATGCAGTAACAGATGCCGACAAAGATGGTGTTCCAGTTACAGTTACATTAGCAGGTGCTAATGGTACTGGTACTATTCAGTTACAAATGTTATATGCTATTGACTAATCAATAATTTAGGTGGGGGAGTAATCCCCCATCTTTCTTTCATGACAAGAGCAAGATTTGATCCGAGACTCATAAACATTTACAAAGAGCCTAGACTTCTATTGCATTTTGAATGGGGAACGGATAATAAGATTTATAGATATGCTTTAGTTGAAAAAATTGATATAGGTAATATCAACGAATTAACTAAAAAAAAGAAAGATGAAGTTGATCTTTCTCATAAGGACATTTGGAAAAAATATGGCATCAGTAGTAGACATTTGTAACGGAGCATTAAATCAATTAGGAGCAACTACTATCCTATCACTTACAGAAGATTCAAAGAACGCAAGGTTGTGCAATTCAAGATATACACAAGTTAGAGATTCATTATTTAGATCACATCCTTGGAACTGTTTACAGAAGAGAGTAGAACTAGCAGCAGATACAGATAAACCTGCTTGGGGTTTTTCAAGTCAATATACATTACCTGCTGACTGTTTAAGATTATTAAGAATATTAGATTACGATTTAGATCACAAAGTAGAAGGTAGAAAGATTTTAAGTAATGCTTCTTCTATGAAAATTTTATACATCGCA